TGTAAACCTTGTACGACCTCTTAAATCTCCAAACATATTTCTAAGAGAATTAGAAGCCGCTAGTGCTAAAACTCCACCTCCAGCTAGTTTACCTAGCCAAGGATTTTCCTCAAAGAAATCCATTGTGCTGCCTATGAAATTGGCTAATGCTTCTCCAGCAGCTGTTATATAGGGTTCTAATTTAAGAACAAAATCTGTTATTATAGGGGCCCAACGAATTGCTAATTCTCTAAATTTATCAACTAAAGGTTGGAATGCTTCAGTTATTTTAGCATATTGTTCTGATTTTTCTCTCTCATAAGCTGCTAATTTTTCCTCATAACTAATTTGAGCCAATTTATCTCTAAGGAGTTCGTTTTGGAATTCGTTAGCTAATTCTTGTTCGGTAGCTCCTTCTTTTACTCTCTTATTGTATTTTTCTTGAGCAGCATTTAAATTCTTATATCCTGTGCCTGATAGGAGTTTCATGTTTTCTCCTATACTCATAACTTCTTCTACTGAAATTCCTAGCATATCAGCAAATGCTTGTTGGGCTAAAGTATTTCCTTGAATATCATCATAGTTTTCAGCTACTAATCTATTCATTTCTTCAGCTACAGTAGCAGCATCTCCTGTTAAAGATGCTTGTCTAAGTCTTTCTAAATTTATATCTTTTCCTAAAATTGCTTCTGCTTCTAGTTCTTTTCTTAAAGATCCTTCAAAATCTAATTGAGATTTTCCTATATCTTGAACTTTAGTTAATTCTAGTCCTAATTTTTTAGCTTCAAACGCTGCTTTAGCAAAATTACCTCCATTAGCAGCTATGTTAGCTCTAACTTCAGCACTAGCTTCACCTATTTCTTGAATAACACTTTTAACTGATACGGCACTATCAGTTTGTTCATTAAGGGCTAAAACTTGAAGCTCATATTGTTTATAATTATCTTCTAAACTTTGACCTTGAAGTTCTGAGATTTCTAGTAATCTGGTGGCTTGTTCTATTGAATAACCTCCACTAGCTACTAATTGGTTTAGGGCTACTTGTTGTTCTTTTCCGAAATCTTTAGTAGTACCTACTAAATTCTGCATTTCTGCTGTTAACTTAGCAGCTTCTTCAGGCATTTGACCCGTTAAAAACGCAATGTCATCAAACCTATTAACTAATCCTCTAGCAACATCTGTAGTTACACCTAAATCTTTAGCTATTTCTTTAGTGGCTGAGCTTATTGTTTTAAGGGTGTCTTCACCTTTTTTATATAAATTAACTATAGCTGTTATACCAGCTAGTAATAAACCTTGAACAGTAAGTGATTTTCTAAGTACTTCAGTAAATCCTGCTCCTGCTACTTGTAATTTGCCCCAAATTCCTAAATTAGTTTTTCCTTGATTAGTTAATTCTTTTGCTCTTTTTTCAGCAGCTTCTTGTGCTTTATCTAAATTTAAAGCTGATTTTAATTGACTAGCTCCTAACTTATCCATCAAATTACCAGCAAACCCTAAAGTTAAATTATAACCAGACATAGCCTTAGTTATATTCTTTTGAAGGGTTTCTTGAATTCTAAGATATTCGTTGTTTTTATTGGCTAATTCAATAGCTTTTTCTAATTCAAGAACAAATTTTTCCTCCTCTGAGAGGTTTTCGGAAAGTTGATCATAAGTATCTCTAGCTGATGCTGTTAGTCTTTCTTGGTTGACTATTTGTAAGGCTTTTTCACTTACTATATCTTTTTCAGCAGCTATTTGGGCTTCAACCTCTTGTCTTTCTTTAACAACATTAGCATAAGCTTCCTCTTGAGCAGAAAGTTTGCTTTTAGCTATTTGAGCATCAAATTGGGCCTGTTTTAAAAGATCACGAGCATAATCTTCAGCATAAGTACCTCTAACAGCATTTAAATCATCTAGTGCTGATTGTTCAGCGTCTTCAGCTTGTTTAATAGCATCAAGTTTAGCATTTAAAATATCTTGATCTACTCTTTGTTCTAAATTTGCTTGGGACATTTTTAATTCACGTCCCCTACCCATCATATCAAATAACCTATCAGCAGCTTCATTGTCTTTTTTACTAGAATCTTGTCTTAGCTTAGCAAGCTTTTTTTCTTCTGAAAGGAGGGATTGGTGGGCGGCTTTATAGTCTTTTAAGGCTTTTAGTTGTTCTTTACTAAATCTACTTTTAGTTGCCCCTAAAGTATTTTCTAATTTTTGCTGCTCTTGGGTATTTTTCCTTATATCCCTTTGTATATCAGATATACTTTCATAAGGGGTTTGTAAAGAACGTGTAATATCTGCGAGTTTAGTCACAGATTTTATAGCAGCTTTATCTTCTTCTGTGGCTTTTCCTTTTAAAGAAACAGTTTGTTTTAAAGAATCAACTAATTGAGAAGAACGAGAAGTTAGTATAGAAGCAAAGTCAGCAGCCTCAATAAGCCCTGTCTGATAATCGCTTAATAACTCGTTTAGTGTACGTTGATTATTTAACTGTTCCTCAGAAGCCATATAAACTATAGTTTATCATAAATATGGAGGGGTGATGCTTTCGCACCACCCCTTTATACACGTTCTCCTGGTTTTATATCTGAAGGAGGTTTGGCAAAATCGATTTGCCTGGTTGATCCCTGAGATGATGAGGACGAACTAGCTGCTTCATTTTTCTTATTAAGGAAATCTACTATTTTTTTATAAGTAAATTTACGCAACCAGATAGGCATATTATAAACAGTATACCAATCAAATCCTCCATTACCATGATACACTATATCGTGTATCATCCCAAACATATGAAGTCTATATTCAGGCGTCAGGCCAAAAAAACGTAACCCCGATAGGAATCTTAACATCTTCTTGAGTATCTCCACCATCTTCAGGGTAAAAATCAAATGTTAAGTTCATATCGGGTTGTATCTCCTTAATATGTTCTCTTAGCGCTCTTGAATCACGTGCTAAGAAATATTTATCAACAAATTCTCTAACTGCTTTCTTTGAATCATCTCCATTTACCGAGATAATCATGTGTTTAAGTCTAGTAGATAATTCTGCTGATGATTGTTTGTTAATTTTTTTCAAACCTTTTACTTCAGCTTCAATCATTTTTTCATCTTTATTATTTAAGACTTTAAATGTGATTGGAGTTTCAGTATGAGGTAAAATATACTTAAATTCATTAGTATTAGGTTCTACTAAATGTTCTTCGTTGATCCATTTGGGTTCAATTTCAGACAAATCAACTGTTACTTCTTGTCCACCATACTCAAAAGTATAATCTTTACCATAACCTAAAATGCGAGAGGCAACCATTATAGCGTTTTTATCGCCCACTACAAGGTCATCATAGTTGATTTTTGACACAATCAACGATTGCATTAATTTATCAAGAACAATACCTTGTTTAATGTAATTTTGGTTGGTTAAAATATCCTCTTCCTTAGCAGTCATATACTTCATTTCAATTTTGCCTGAAGAAAGGGGGTTGTCTTTTGGGTAGAGTAGACCTTTTGAAGGTAATTCTACTACTTCTGTTGGAAAGTCGTATTTTTTCTTTTCAACAACTTCCATTGGTTGGGTTTCAACTGTTTGTTCGTCACTCATTATTAATAACTTTTAATGTTTGATATAAATATATCGAAAAATAAGAAAAGCGCACTTTCGTGCGCTTCTCTTGTTGATTTTTTGTGTATTGATTAGTAATTCAATACGCAGTAATCTGGAGCTAATGTCATAGTAATTGACTGGGCTGTGTTTTCAGTATCCCAGTTGTAATCACCAAAGTTAGCATCTACGATAAAGCATCCTTTTAAAATCCATTCTGAGACAACGTCACCTACAGGACCTAAAACGCTTAATGTTACATCTTTCTTGTAGTAGTCAGAGTAACCATCTCTACCAGTTACTGATTCGTGGTGTAATCTAACCCATTCCATTACCTGCTGGGTTCCAGAAGGAGAGATTGGATCATGTAAGGTTAACTGAACATTACCCCAAGTAGTTTTACCCTTAACTTTTCTGTATACGTTAATGTGGTTAAGAGTAACTTCACCTTGTGTTAATGTAATAGCACCCACACCTTTTACGATATATGACTCGATGCCATCAACAGACATCAAGAATCTATTCTGTTGTTTGGGTTCAAACGCTGTAAAAAACAGCTCGTTTGTATCTAATACTGCCATGTTTTCTTATTTTTATCTAGTTTGTTATTTTTAATTTAATTAATGTAACCTATTAGGCTGGGAATTCTGCTCCTGTAGGCAAGACATTAAAGTCAAGTACAACAAATTCCGCTGATTTTACTGGTTGGAGGTAAATTGTACCTCTCAATTCGTTTCTATCAATTACATCAGGACCATTATTAGTATCGTCCATTACTACCTTAAAGGCGTAAACACCTTGTCTTTGTTGTACTAATTCCATATAAGGAACTACTACAGCAAGGAACGAATTTCTGGTGGCAAGTGAGTTAGGTTCGAATACTAACCCTTGAGCAACATTACTAATAAAGTTTTTCAATGTAATTAACAATCTTCTAACATTAACTCTATCAGTAGCAGAAGCTGCTGATTGTAATGTTTTCTGACCATATACTGCTACACCTGTAGTTGGGAATTTAACGATTGGGTTAATTTTACTTTCATACAAAGTGTCTCTGTCGGCTCTTGGTAATGTTCTTTCAGGGAGGATAACATTAGGCATAGTACCTCTTGTTAAACCTGCGGGAGCAAACCAAGCAGCTGTTGTATTATCATTAAAGACATATACTGAAGGGATAATTGTTGATGGTGGACACCATACAGCTTTACCTGTTTGGTTGTCATTAACAAGTACCCATGGGTAATAAGCAGCAGCATATGAAGTGTTTAAAGTATTAGCTTCTGCTGTAACTGTATCAATTGCTGATTCATATCCCACTAAGTCAACTGGGATGATTGCGTCTGTTCTAACTTGTAAGTCAGCAATAGCTTCATCAATTCTAGTTTTGTGAGGCGTTAATGAATGAATTAATCCTGGGAGGGATAGTACGTTAAACTTATATTCGTCTTTGTTTTTTAACAAATCAATAAAGTTTGTGTAGTCACCTGCTTGTAATCCTTGAGTATTACCTGCTGTAATATTTTCGTTCATATTACATCCACCTGCGGGAACTACAAGACCTGCTCCACTAGCAAACGCACCATTTTGTACTGCTGGGATTGAACCTGTAAAGTTAGCATTACTTACATTACCATTAGCATCTAAATAGTTAGGTGTTGTATTGTTTACAGCTGAGACATATACATAATTACTTCTAGATGGGTATTCACCATTTTGTTTAACAAAGTAATCACCGCTATCAGCATCAATTGCTACTTCAGAATAAGTATCACCTATTAACTTAGAGATATAATTGTCTGAGTATGGATCTAAGCTAACTCCTCTGTAAGTTTCAAGTACTTTTTTATCAGTTGATTTATCGTTACCTTGTCTAATAATAAGAGTAAACGTACCTGAGGCCTCATCTCTAGAGGTAATTTCCCATCTTAGATTGTCTTTAGAACCACTAACTAATGTAGAAGTAGCGTGTCCATTATAAAAATCTGTAGATGAAGTGCTGTTCATTACCGCACCTTTAGAGATTGTACTTAACTCAAATACACCATTTCCTGTGTAAGTACCATCGTAACTAGCACTATCACCAACTTTAGTAGATACTGAGGAAGTGAATGAAGTCCAATCACGAACTACTCTAGTTACTAATAGGTTAGTACCTCCTTGTTGGAAATAATTTTGTGCGGATATTGAAGTTAGGAAAGAATAATCCTCTCCACCACTTAAAAAAGTGGTTCCGAATTTAGTTTGGAAATCACTAAAAGTAGTAACTAATGTTGGAATACCTACAGGTCCTAAAGGAGTAGGACCAACAACAGCTGCCCCTATAGGGGCTGCTGCTGCTTCTAATATTGTAGGCACATCCTCATTAGTAAATACTCCTGGTGAGATTATTTGTTCTGCCATGTTATTCTATTTTCAAATGTTAAATTTATCTGTTTGTATTAATCAAATTAAGCAGGGAATTCAGCTCCTGTAGGTAAAACGTTGAAGTCAAGTACGATGAATTCGGCAGTCTTAACTGGTTGGAGATAAATAGCACCTCTTAATTCATTTCGGTCAATAACGTCTGGGCCATTGTTTGTTGAGTCCATTACTACCTTAAAGGCGTACAAACCTTGTTTTTGTTGTACTGTTTCAAGATAAGGATTAACAACAGCTAAGAAGCTATTTCTAGTTGCTAATGAATTAGGTTCAAATACTAAGTTTTGAGCAACATTACTAATAAATCCTTTTAAAGAAATCAACAATCTTCTGACGTTAACTCTGTCTGTTGCTGAAGCTTTTGTTTGGAGTGTCTTTTGACCATATACTACAACACCTGTGTTAGGGAAGGTAGCGATTGGGTTTACTTTATTAGCATATAAAGTATCTCTTGAAGATCTTGGTAATGTTCTTTCAGGAGCTACAACTCTAGGCATAGATCCTCTGGTGAAGCCAGCAGGTGCGAACCAAGCTTCAGCATTATTATCATTAAAGACATATACTGAAGGGATTATTGTTGAAGCAGGAACCCAAGCATTTTTAGCCAAGTCCTCATCACGTACCTTAACCCAAGGCCAGTATGCGGCAGCATATGAGGTATTTAAGTTACCTGCTTGAGTAGTTACTGTAGATAATGGTTGGTTGTAGTTTACCAAATCAAGTGGAATCAATGCGTCACCTCTAGCTGTTAAATTAGTAACAATTTGATCTAACTGGTCTTTGTGAGAAGAATTAGAGTTTGTATTATTTTGGTAAATCAAACCTGGGGTGAATAATACGTTGTATGGGAATTCATCCTTGTTTTTCAAAAGGTTAATTGCTGCGGTGTAATCATTACCTTGTAATCCTTGAGTATTAGCTTCTACGATGTTTTCATTATACTTAGTACCTCCGACTTGAGAACCGTAAATAGTACCAGTAGCATCACCAAATGAACCACTTTGATTACCAGGAATTTTAAATTCAGATCCAGAAATTCTAATATTACCATCTTCATCTAAGTAATCTGGGGTAGTAAAATTAACTGATTTGACTACTACATATTTACTCTTATTTGGGTACTGACCATCTACTTTTACGTAATAACCCGCAGCGGCTGATCCCGCTAATGATTTGATTTGGTTACCTACTCTTTTAGCAATGAAATTTGGTGAACGAGGGTCAAGATTAACACCTCTGTATGTTTCTAAAACAACTTTTTCAGATTGTCTATCGTTACCTTGTCTAATTGATAAAGTAAAGGTACCTGAACCAGTTTCTGCTTGGGAAATTTCCCATCTTACGTTGTCTTTAGTACCTGTTGGAAGTGTGTTACCTGTTGATTCAGTGTCCCCGGTATTCATGATGTCACCTTCAGAGATAGTTTGAAGAACGAATACGTCGCCTCCTAAACCTGATGGAAGGTTTCCTGAGTTTGAGCTACCTGTTATAAGGGCTGAAGAAGTAGCTGCTGAAAATGCGTTACCAGCAGCTGAAGCACTCATTACTCTAGTTACTAATAAGCGTTGACCTCCTTGTTGGAAGTAATTGTATACTGCTATGTTTGTAAAATAATTTCTGGCAATACCCCCACTTACGAAGGTGCCACCAAATTTTTGTTTAAAGTCACTATAGGTTGTTACTATAGTAGGAACCCCAACAGGACCTAGCACTGTAGGGCCTATAATAGCGGCACCTACTGGTACTACTGGGGCTTCAGTCGTTACAGGAACACTTTCGTTAGTAAATACTCCTGGTGAGATTATTTGTTCTGCCATGTTGTTCTAATTAATGTTTTGTTGATAAATATCAAAAAGGTTTCAAAATTATTTATTGTTTGGAAAAAGTTCCACTTTCTAAATTAATAACTCCATCTCCATATTTTTTGTTTAAAGTATTTGCGACTTCAACTTCTTTAGTTTTAATTTTTTCTAAATTTTCAACTAATTTTTCTTTTTGGAGTTCAAGAGATTGAATCTGATATTCGATAGTGCCAAAAGAGTCTATTAATTTGTTTTGTTCTTCTTGCAAATCTTTTAAAGATTTTATTTCTTGATCTTCTAATTTTATAACTTCCATATTAAGATGTTTTGAATATAAATATGTTAAAATTTTTATAAATATTATTATTCTCCAAGATTTGTATTAATATCATCCAAGAAACGATTTTTCCTTTCATTTGTAAGAGCTTCAGAAGTTTCTGCTGTGAATGTTACTTTAGAATCTGTTGAATACTTACTAATAGCATTAAGATCTTTTTGGACTACGTTAGGTATAATATACCCAGGCATTTTGATATCAAAATTACCTCTAACCATTCTTTGCTGCCCTACATTTAATTCAGTAACAGTTTGATAACTGCTAATAAGAGCTCTAAATTTAAATCTTTCGGGATCCCCCCAGTAAGTATCAGCAGCAAAATTAATTGCTTCAATTATATGGTTTAACTGTTCTACATAATAGGTGTATGCTATACATGTGTAATTTAAATTTACATAATCAGGCATTACAACGGCTTGATATGTTTTAATAGGTTCATACCCATTTAAAACACTCATATTATTATAAAAATTTTGTTTTGTATATTTTTGTTGAAAAACTCTATAGGTTTGAGGATAATTAGCATCAATTTTGTTTGTAATACCTCTTACTCTATCCATACTTAATCTTTTAAACATAATAAGGGGGGCCATAATTTTACCCTTCTTATCTCTATAGTATCCATCACGTTGAACAGATTTCCAACGTTCAGGAGACCCATACACTACAGGTACCGCGATTCTATTTCCATTTTGTATTACTGAAGGACGGATTACATAATCAAAGTAATATTTGATAGTTTCGTCTATATCCTTAATGCCTATTGTAAAA